ATCAAGGTCGAGAAGATCAAGATGCCAGGGATCGGCGACAGGACCAGGGCTTGGCGTATCGGCATGCGCCGACGCGGCCACCAGAAGTTCCGGACCGACGTTTACACCTGGGAAACCGAGATGGACGGCAGCAACAGCGGCTATCTGAGCTTCGCCGCAGTTGCTGACGACAGGCCAAAGGGATGCCAAAGCGCGATTCTGCTGGCCTTCGAGGTGACTGGGGCGGGAACGCTACTGACCTCGTCCGAGCCGCTGGATTTCAGCGCGGGCGGTGAGCACCTGATCGGCGTGCGCAAGCTGGACGGCACGCTGTCTGGGCCGTGGACCGCCGCGCAGGTGAACCAGTACACGGTGCGAGTGGATGCGCTCGACTTTACGCCCGTGGTCGACGGGCCACTTGAGCCGCCGCACATCCTGTTCGGTCCGGCCGCCCGCTGGGCGTACCCAACCCTGATCACCAGCTCAGACCCTGCAAACGGAAACGTCGCCATGAAGGGCATGCCCTACGACGCCCGCGTTTACACCTACGACGACCTATTCCCGCCGGCTTGACCGGACCGTAAATCGAGCATGCCCGCCACTGAGCGGGCTTTTTTATGCCCGGAGAAAACTATGCGATACAACACCGGAAACCCAGTTGGACCGGACGGCTCCAGCAGCCCGTTCGATTTGCACGACAACGCAGGAAATCTGGATCTCGGCGTTAACAGCGAAGAGCTTATATTTGCTGATAGAACTGGTAAAAACCGAGACACATGGGCAGGTTTCGAGAAGAAGTTCTCAGATCTACTCATTTCCCAAGGATATGAATCAGTCTATCTAGAATATGCTCCTGGCGTGGTCGTTGAGCGCCAGACCCAGCTGGTCCAGGTGGGTGGGGAGCTGTATCGTGTGAAGGATGTTGATGATTTGCCTCTAACTCTCAGCGGAGACTGGGAGATCGATGCGCCGAAACTTTTGGTAGGTGGCATAGGGTGGTTTCAGCAGGTTGGAAGCGGATCTGTGATTCGTCCTTTCGCTGGAAAGGTAGGCGAGCAATTTTCGGTAACTGACTTTGGCGCCATACCAAACACCTCCATCGACAATTCGGCCGCTTTGGCGGCGGCATGCGATGCTGCCAACGGCAGAACCATAATAGTCCCTCGCACCCAAGATGGGTGCATCTATGTAGCACCATCATTCGTCGCTCCGCAGGGATCTGTATTCGAGTATCAAGGAGGCGCCTACATCGGTGGTGGCGCCGACATGTCGAACGCCACGATCAACTACAAAGGAACTGGCAGGGATGGTGAATATCGCAGAGACACCTTTACTCGTGGATTAGGCGTAGAAATCAATGAGCCGCTCTCAGGCACAGGCTCGAGCAGCACGCTTATGCTCAACCGAATTTACATACGGCAAGAATCTCTTGACGCCGTCAATGACGAAACTCCTGGAACTAAAGTCGACGGCCTCATTATCCAGCATAACTTTGGTGGCCCCGGCACCCGTGGCGGCCGGCATGCTGTAGAAGCGATGTTGCGACAGACAGCTGCTACGGAGTTGGACAATACCGACAGGAACTACGTGGGTGGAGTTTCGTATGTCCAGAGCATCAGTGGTGATGGCGGTAATGCTCTGGTGGATCGCGGCTCATATTTTGCGCACAACTTCTACATTAGCCTGCAAAACGCGATGTATACCTCGCATGTGAATGGTTGCGAGAGCAACCCATTTCTTGACGCTAACTCCTCCACCAAATACCGCTCGGGTTATTCCGCCGTCACTGGCGGCGCGAAACAAGGTGATGACGTAGATGCTGCTTATTCCATCGGCGCCCTTGGGGTAACCGGTGCGCAATGGCGCGACGGCCTGTTGGCCGGCATACAAAACGGGCGGCAGCCGCTGAGCCGTTCGCTCGTTCGTGATGAATGCAACGTTGGAACCATTATTTCTGGCAAGACCTCGAAGTCGTTCCTGTACAACCCGGAAGATGGCCTTATGGTCTTGGCCTTGTCTGGAAGCAATTTCTACTCTAACAACTATGCAATTCGTCTTGGGGGCAAGGCTGGTGTGGCGAACACCCCTTACCTTGAGTTCCATTGCGGTGCGACTGATACGGCGTTGTTCGCAGGTAGAATCCTCGCCGCCGGTGGCATCCCAACTGCAGCGAACTCGGGGGTAGTCCGCCTCGATTTCAGGCAGACCCTGGTGCGTGAAACTGCCCCCCTGACTGCAAACACCTACACCTGCGGTACCGCTGCTCTGCCTTGGTCTGGCGGCTTCACCCAGAGTGCTTTCACTGTTACTTCTGATGAACGTCATAAGGAAGACATCTCGTCAATCTCCGATGCAGTCCTGGACGCTTGGGCAGAGGTCGAGTACCTGCAGTTCCGCCTGACTGATCGTGTCGCAGAGAAGGGTGACGGTGCGCGGTTGCACACCGGCGTTATCGCTCAGCGTGTCCGTGATGTGTTCTCGAATCATGGAATTGACCCTTATGCCTACGGGGTTCTTTGCCATGACAGCTGGGATGCGACCGAGGCTGAGTATGTGACCTGGGAAGAGGAACGTGATGAGGATGGGAACGTAATAAAGGAGGCAGGGAGTGAACTGGTGGTGCCGGACAGGGAGGCAGGTGACCTGTATACGATCCGATATCAGGAAGCCGACGCACTCACGCTGGCGCTCCTGAAACGAGAGGATCGACGGAAGGGTGAGCTGATTGATCAGTTGAAAGATCGTATTAGCTCGATCGAGGGCGTGCTGGCTTCTATGGGTAAATCGTGAATTGAAGGCGGCGCCGATTGGCGCCGCCATGATCTTAGGCGGTTGCAGCCACAGCCGACATCTTGGGTTTAGAAGTAATCCTCACCGCGAGCTTACGACCGATCTCCATGAACGGTTTTTCGATCAGGAGGTAGGTGACGGCAGACACCGCTGAGACGGCGGCAGTACCTATCAAGCAGCACAGTAGAAAGCTCGCTGTCACGCCAAGCCCCAAGCTATAGATATCGACGAACAAGCTGCCCATGGACTTAAAGACTGGCCCGTGCATTAGGTATATCGAGAAACTGATAACGCCAAGCGGAGCCATGGCCTTGGTGATGGTTGTCGGCTTGGAAATGATCGCTGCATACAGGAGGGCCGCGGACGCTATGGCATTCCAAATCCTATAGTCGAACAGGAAGTTGAGCTTGCCAGAAAGGTTTGCAGTGAAAATGAAAATGGAAATTCCAGCAAGGAAAAGGTTTGTTCCGCTCGGTAGGCGCGCCTGATCAATCTTTGCGATCAACATGCCGAGCAGGAATACCGGCAGATGGCTAAAGAAGTTAATCATCAGGTATTGCTCAATAACGTTGGCTGGTAGGCCTGAGCGAACAATCATTCCGGACACCAGCTCGCGGATAACCATCGCAACTGCAATAGCGGCAAAGATCTGACTGGTTTTACGCAGCGTGATTATCGCGATGGGGAACAGCAGGTAGAACAGGATTTCTACGCCAACAGTCCAGCCAGCAAAGATGCTTGAATGTGCGTTGGTGGGGGACAGGTTGAACAGCAGAGAGAATGTCCAGGCGGAAATTTCCGCAGGCGGGAACAGTGGACCGCCAAAGACCAGCTTGTACAGCGACCAAGCGAAGTAAGTGAAGATGAACATTGGCGCGATCCGGAACCAGCGCTTGACCAGGAATCCCGCAGACCAGGTCGGGTTCACTTTCTCAGCGTCCGTGATCTTGGTCAGCAGGTAGGCCGACAGCACGAAGAAGAGCGACACGCCGGCGCCCCCAAGTGAGGTCACCTTTTCTAGCCACCACGGTACCTGGAGAGGACCGCCAATCGCGATCAGCTTTAAATGGTAAATGGCTACGGCCAGAGCGGCTAAGCCACGCATAGCGTCGATCTGGATGCTTCTTGAATTGTCCAAGTAATTGTCCTTTACGCATTGGCACCCCATTGAGCCCGGGGATGGCGAAGCGAGGCATTTTAGTAGTGGTGATTGGGTTGGTCGATAGGGAAAGACCCTCAATCACCTTGAATGTAATTTTCATGGCCGCCATGTGCGGTTTTTTTGTGCCTGGAGAAAACATGGCCAGACTCACCGAAACCCAGGCCGGAGGTGCGAACGTGCTCCGGTTTCTGGACCTGATCGCCTTCTCGGAAGGCACCTCGACCATCAAGGCGAGCGATGACGGATACAACGTGCTGTACGGCGGCGGCCTGTTCCAGGGCTATGCCGATCACCCGCGACGCAAGCTGACCTTCCCCGTCAACGGCAAGCCGGTGACCAGTACGGCTGCCGGCCGGTACCAGTTGCTCGAGCGTTACTGGGATGCGTACCGGACCAGCCTTCGCCTGGTTGGCGGATTCACTCCGGAGAACCAGGACCGCATTGCGCTGCAGCAGATCCGGGAGCGCAGGGCGCTGGACGACATCAAGGCCGCGCGAATCCAGCAGGCCATAGCCAAGTGCTCGAACATATGGGCCAGTTTCCCGGGCAACAGCTATGGGCAGAACCCACACCGCCTGGAAAAGCTGCTGGCTCAGTGGCAGAAGCTCGGCGGGGTGTTGGCATGACCTGGCTCGGCGCGGTACCGACCTGGTGCTGGTGGCTGATCGCTCTGGTGCTGATTGCCGGAGGGCAGCAGTACCGGTTGGTGGTTGCTCAAGGCGAGACAGCAACGGCACGCACCGAACTGGTCGACTACCGCCTGGAGGTTTCAGAGCGCGACCGGCGCGCAGCCGCTCAGGCAAGAACCGAAGAACAGCGCCGCCAATCTGTGGCGGACGAGGAGGGTGAGAATGCACGCAAGAAACTGGAACTGGCCCAAGGCCGCGCCGCTGATGCTGAGTCTGCTGCTGACGGGCTGCGCGGCGAGATCGCCAGACTGCGGGACGGCCACCGAGCCACCTGCGATACCATCTCTGCCCAGCAGCGCCAGGCAGGAACCTCTGCCGTCGTGGTGCTCGGGGGATTGCTTGAGGAAGCTGACCGAATGGCGGGCAGCCTCGCAGAGGCGCTTGAGCGAAGTAGAGTAGCCGGTGCGTCCTGCGAAGCTATACACAGCAGGATTTCAGGGGGAAGGTGAGCCCCCACTACAAGCCCTGAAGCCAGGTGACAAGTTGCGCCCCGAGAGGGCTACCTGCGAGCGCCGCAAGGCCTGTTACGACTGTGGTCGCGTTTGCAGAGTTTTGAAGATAAGGGCCTAGCCTTGAGGTTTCGAGTAATTCTGTTTTTTTCTCGATTGGGGCATCCGGATTAGCTCTGAGCAGCATTAGAGCCGTGAGCAGAACGTCATAGGGCGTGTCTTTTGGAAGCCCTATCTGGGCAAAAAACGAGGGAGGGTCTCGCTGAACAATACCGAATTCCGTCCCCATTACTTTTCCGCCGTTGTATTCGAGCTCAACGCCGTGCGGGATAGAAACTGCTGTTTTGAAGCCGATGATATCGACATTCGTGAGCTTAATTGCCATCGAACGCTGCTCCATTGGAGTGAAGTTAAGATGATTACCTTAGCGGGTGGCGAATTGCTATAGCCAAGGTCGCTTATCCGCTACTTCCCGGAGAGCACGCAAGGAAGCGTTGGCCGATGGAAATCGTTTTCGTCTGGCTATACTGCGCTGACATTGATCGGAGCAGAGTGATGGACAAGCGCACCTTCATCGGGATAGTCGAGGCTGGCGAGCCGCTGATCCAGCAGGCCATCGAAGCAATGCGGGAGTACCACCAGTCCCAGGACCGTGGCGCGCCGCTTGAAGAGGTCGAGCGCCTACGCCTATTGGCGGATTCACTATACCAAGCGGTTCTCGATTACCAGTTAATCCAAGCAGGTCGGGCAC